GGTGATGAAGTACAAACGTACCACCCAACAGAAGTCGGTGTTAACACCACTGTCGATTTATCAGACCCAAGCATTAGCGTTTGCGGTTTAATAAGAGGGGTGCAATTTTAATAGCTTTATAGGTTTTTTTGGCTCTTAATATCAGATAAATCTAATTGTAAATAAAGGGGATAAATGTTAGTTATAAATTTAAAGAATAATCAATCCAAAAAGAAGGCGTGGATGCGAGAAAATCAATGGATGTGGCATGTAGTCCACACTGATACTTTTGCAATCACTAGACCTGTTTTTGGAATTTTAGAAGCTATAGCAAAAGCCGAATTTAAAATAGCAATAGGCTGTAATTCATGCTCAACCTCCCCCCAAGGCCCACCACAAAAGTAGTTCCTATTTTTTTGCATTCCAATATAAGCAGAGCTAATAATATGAAAGAACACGACATGGTTGAGCAACCTGTGCACTACCAATCTGATACAGGGATGCAATGCATTGACGCCATACGCGCTGCACTAGGACCGGAAGGATTCCGAGCCCACTGCAGAGCAACCGTAATTAAATACCTATGGAGAGAGAAATGGGACACCGCAGAGGATGCCAAAAAGGCAGCGTGGTATCTCAACAAACTGGTTGAATCTTATGAAGACGACTCAGACTCTACTCACTGATCTTTTTAACAAGCCGTTTATCGGCCTTGACGAAGTCAGTGACTTGCTTGGCGTACCAAAGCGCACCTTACAACAAAGCGTTTATTGTGGACGTTTTGAAGTGCCCACATTCACGCTTGGCAAAAAACGCATGATGCGTTTATCTGATCTTGCAGCATACGTCGACAAGCAATGCGCGTTGTCCGCTGCTGAAATTAAAGATCTAAACTAATCTCGTCCAGCCGTTGTTCCATGATCACGCGCCGTATTTCTTTAGCGCGTAGGACATCGGCTGGAGTGAGGTTTACATAGTCATGCAAGGACTTCATGTCCGAGTGCCCAGAGAACACCATCACTTCCTCCGCTTTAAACCCTTCTGCAAACAATCGTGTAATTGCTTCATGCCTTAAATCATGAAACGTCAAGTTGCTGAAGTTTGACCGAACACTGCTATTAGGCTTATTTATACCAGCCACCTTAGTCATTGTATTAAACATATCAGACATGTTTCTTGCACTTACTGGCCAGAACAAAGGTTCGCCCTCAGTGTGAATGCCCAAGGCCAGGTACTCTTGCAAAACCTTTCTAGCTTCTTCTGTGAGAGGAATGACTTGATCGTTCGTTTCTTTCTTTGTTGGGTGCTTTCGCGCCCAAATCATCAGCTCACCTTTTTCAGAATTGACATCGTCACTCTTCATTCGGGCGATTTCTGATTCCCGCATCGTTGTCTCAAGTGCTAAAGGAATGATGTATTTCATTTTTAGCCGAGTATTATACTTATCAACACTTCTTTTTTTATCGCCACCACCAGAATATTTGTGGGGCACAGACATTAGTGCTTCAAACTCTCCTGGCAAAAGTCTGCGCTTACGAGTTTGACTTGAACCAGTCAACCCGTAGTCAATTAGCACAGGTCTGATCTCGTCCAGCGGTCTAGTTGCTTTTGGTATTTTTAGGATAGCCCTACCATATTTTAACGCTTTGCTCATATACCCAATGTCATCAGCTACAGTTTTTGGACCTGCGCCTTTCTCGGCGCGATCTTTTGAAAACTCATAGAAATGGTGGGAGGTAAGTTCTAATACGCTAACTTTAGCAATAGGGTGTTTGATCAACCGCAGAAGGGAATTGTGCTTGGTTTTTCCGAATTGTTTAATGGGGTTTATTTTGTCGAGGTAGTCTTGCATGACAGCGCCCAACGTCCAACGTCCAGCGTTCGTTACGTTTTCGTAAATACCAGTTTCCATTTCAGATTCAGTTTTCTTAGCCCAGCGTTCACCTTTAGCTTTGGTGTCGAATTTTTTACTTGTTGGCTTAAAGCCTTTCTTACGAATCTGAAAACGGTAGGAAACAATCTTTCCCGTTTCCTTGTCTATCATTGGGGTACAAGTGGCCATGGTATCTCCTTATACAGTGCGTCCGAAATTGCGTTCTGAGCACTGCTATCAGTCTTAACTTACTGATTCCCATAGAGATTTAAAAATGGCGGAACGGACGGGACTCGTTAGCGTGAGCTAAGATAAATCTCCATAATAATCAACAAGTTAATTGATTTCCTAGCCCGTTCTCGATGCTATTATAGTGCAATCAAAAGCAATGTAAAGCAATAACTTACAATTAAGTGCAATTAGGTACTGCGTCCGTTATTGCGTCCGATGTTTAATACTCATCTTCCTCTGGTTCAGTACCTAAAGCCAGCCCCCAGGATTTTAAAATCCTTGCCCCTTCTTCCTTGTTGTTGACGTGCAGTTCTATGTTGCGGTGAATCTCTACAGGCACTATACCAATGATCGCTAGCACGACGCCAGCTATCCCTCCGATTGTAATTGCCTGCACCAAAAATGCTAACGCTTCCCATAATGCTTCCATATCATATCCCCTCTTTATAGAATAACTCTACGAACATACGACACGTATCACTGCGCTGAATGTCTGAGATCTGAAAGTCGATAACTGTAATTGGTAGGTTATGCTTGTCCAGCAATTTAATTAAGACCCCCAAACCTGACGACTGCTTAATGTCCGATTGAGCCAAGTCACCCATCAACACCAGCACACAGTTTTCACCAATTCGAGTGGTCACCGCTTTTATTTCTTCGACTGTCATCTGCTGTGCTTCGTCTATTAAAACAATCGCACCTTCTTTATCACCGCCGAAAGATCGACCACGAATAGTTTCTAATGGCTGTAGCTCTATATTACCATTCGCTAATGCGGTATCAAACCGACCTGCACCCATGCGTTGCTTTAAGACGTCGACCATAGGCATAACCCAGTTCATCATCTTGTCATCTTTGTCACCTTTGAATGCGCCGAGGCTTCGGCCAGTAGGAATGTTTGCGCGGCACAGGATAATCTTCTGTACGCGGTTCTGCATGAATTGGTCAGCGGCGTATGCGCACGCTAGGTAGGTTTTTCCTGATCCCGCTACACCCGATGCAATGATCACTGGGCAGTGTGGGTTTTTTAATGCTTTGAGATACTTATCTTGGTTCGGTGTCTTGGGTTGTAATGGCGGTCTTTCTCGATCCTCTGCAAACTTTAACGATGATTTCATCCGTGCTTCTTGAGTACTAATGCGCTGCCGTTTGACTGATGCCACATTTATTACCTTTGTGAGTACTGTTTAGTTAATTAAATACCTGCTGCTGTAAGTCGGTTAACGATTGAAAGTAGATCGACTTCAATGCCGCCTGAGTTGGGATCTGCCACTGATACAAAGCCGTTACCGCCGTTGCCTCCTGCGCCGACATTTGCTCCTTGAACATTGCCGTTGCCTCCGATGAATTGGCTAAAGCCTTGTCCGCCAGTGCCGCCAGTACCTACGAAAAGCTTGACGCTTTGTGCGCCACTTGGTTTGTTGATTAGCTGCGAAACAGTTGATCCTGCTGCGGCACTTACATTAACAGGCGCGTTCGTTGAACCGTTATTAGTGTCTGAACCCGCTGGGCCACCGCCACCCGACCCGAAAGAACCATTACCAGCTGCGCTACTTTGATAATTGCCACCAGAGCCTCCCGCTGCTTTTGATGAGGCTTGCCCAGCATAACCAGCAGCAGGACTTCTGTTTGACGCGACTGAACCTCCAGCCGTCCCAGCACCGCCGGCGGCTGTGTAAGTCCCCAATACACTGCCCGTTCCATTCAAACCTGAGTACCACTGAATGTATGAAGCTGTGCCTGAAGCCCCTGCTCTTATCCATTGAGTACCCGCAAAACTAGTTGACCCTGCATTACATGAGCCACCTCCGCCACCTATAATAATGACAGTGATAGATGTACTAATTGACGAGATGTTCAGCGTAAAAGTGCCAGGGTTTGGAAACTCTGCTGCCGAGCCAGCCGAACCCGTGTACAAGCGCACGTTGTTCAATGCCACTTGACCAGCGGAGTCT